GCGCTCACTGGTGGAGACATCACCAAAGAGGAAGCGGTGCTCTCGATGGACACATGGCGAGCACTCACAGAACTCGATGCTAAGGCTAAAGAAGTTGAAAACATCAAACGACAAACGAAATGACATACAAGAATATCAATTGGGATGCATCATCTTTCTTTGAAAGACTTGCATCCAAAAACAAATTAGCTAAGACAGAAGAATTCCGATTCTGCCGTGTTTCCGGACTGGAAGGATTTGAAGAAGCTATTCTGCATCTCCAATCCACAGCCAACTTCATTGCCGTCTCTGATATATCACAAGGATATACAGAGCTAAACACAACAGCGCACACACGAAGAGTAAAAACAGTATTCTTCGCTATGCGCCATGCACTCGACGATATGCAAGCACGCCAGGAGTGCATGGATACTATGCGTGAGCTATTCCGACAATTCATGTCGGTGCTCATACAAGAGAAAACGAGAGTCGAGGAAGAACACATCTACCTCGACCCTCGTATCTCATTTCAGGAAATAGACAAGTATTTCCTTTCTGGCTGTGCCTGTGCCTTCTTCCAAATAGCTACGGACGTTTATACAGACCTACGCTATAATGAAGAGGAATGGGAATTATAATATTAAAATCCAGCAAATAGATTAAAATCTATCGGGGCATCATCATTACTATGTTGGTTCTTGAACTCTATAAATCTCATTTTTGTTTCTTCTGGTATTTTATTATATAGTTCCTCTGACATTCCAAAATTTTCGATTTTTGTTGCAAACAAATCTGTAAGCATATAACCTAATGAATTAGCATCTAGATTTCCCCATAACTCTGTATATTTCCGGATGTGGGAATTTACATGATTTTGGGGATATCCAACAATTATCTCCAATGTATTCTCACGTGGTATTATATGGATAAACAATATTGATTCTCTAATCATTATTCCAGCCGGCAAATCATGGTATTCATCTTCTCCATATATTGCTGATGCATAAATATCAAGTTTCGGATAAGTATAATGTTTGAAATAAAAGAGCCCACTATTATGGTTTATTTCTTCTGTCAATTCGTCCTTTAATCTACGAAGAGAATTTCCAGTACATAATAATTTGCGTAAAAGCTCAGATACCTCATCATTGAAAGATATATTTAATTCTTCATTATTCTTTTTAAATTCTAACCATTGAGTAAAGACTATTTCAATTTTTACTAGCTCACCACATAATGCTCTATAACTATATAAGAGTTGGTTTCTATAGTTATCAAGATTGAAGTTTTTTACTTCAATACTGCGAAACAATTCTGTGTCATGCTTAGCACAAAATATAGGATATGACAGTGCTTCGTTTATACCTATAGACTTAAACTCCCAATAATTATCATCTGCAAGCCAATAGAGAGGATATCTGTATTTTACCTCTCTAAACTTGTGAGAACATGAAATATTATTTAAAATGCCATGTCTCTGTAGAAGGTGAGAGTTTATTGCAAACTCTGTACATCCAGGACATTGACATTTTATTTCTTTTAATACCTTCTTTTGTATTTTTGCCAATAACGCCAGTTGTTGTTTGGTTGCTGTCATATTTATTATTGTTCAGAAATAAACCTATAATTACTTTTAATTAGAAAGGGTTTCTATTGTTCACATCTTCTGTTTTTATTATAATCTTGATTTATATAATATTAATTGCAAATATAATAAACTCCCATAGAATATCTAAATATTTCCATAATTATCTTTAATCTATATCCTATTTTTGTTACATGTTAGATTACATATGAGAGATTTATAGAATAAATGTCTTTTTATTAATAGATGATTGAAATCTATCTTTGCATTATGAATCAACAAATCACCGAACAACAAACATTTGAGCAGAGGCAAAAGTTCGTTCTTGCCTTCAACGATACGATGCTCAAAATATGGCGTGAGCAAATGACTCTCCTCGGTGTAATCGACACCGGACGTTTGCTTCACAGCCCCAAGTCCCTCCCCGTAAGAGCGGATGGTCGTTTCATTGAGTTAGGACTAAGCCAGTCCTTCCTCGAATATGGCCTTTGGCAAAACTTCGGTACGGGCAAGGAGATTCCAAGAGGTAATCATGGCGACATCGGACGTGAACGCAAGCGCAAGAAGAAGCCCTGGTTCAGCCGTAAGTACTACGCTTCCGTCATGAACCTCCGTGACTTCCTCTCCGACAACATCGCTCATGAGTTCGTCGGTGTCGTCGCCCAGGCACTTGACGACAAGTATGTGCGCTATAATCACTAACAATGTCTTTTCTCCATCTAAAAGTCAACCATACCTTTGCTAAAAACAAGCAAAAGTATGGCTGACATTTCATCTATCACATCTCTCATCACCTCATTTCGCAGCGAGACGCGCGAAGAGGCTATAACGCCCGAAGTTCTGGGCGCACTGTTGCAGAAAATCGCTGACCTTTTGGGCAAAGCTGCTCTGCAGACGGACGTGAGTCGCCTTGATAATTGGCGCTCGGATCTTGCACGCATCGGCTATGTGCTGACATCGCTCACCGTCGGCTCGGACGACCGCAACAACGTATATTTCACATTGGGAAAGGCGAACCTCTCCACTGGCATCAACCAACTCGCACCCAATTCCATCCTCATCCGCCAAGCCACTACCGAGCGTGCCGGTGTCATGCGTGCGCAGCAGGTGCAGGACTTGAACAAGTGCAAGGCTGATATCTCCAAGTATTTCTCTTCGCTTTCAACTTTGGAGGAAACAATCTTAAATCTACAAAAGGGTATTGCAAATATCAGCCTCCGTGTTTCCAGAAACACCAAAGCAACCACTGTCAACGCTGAAGACATCCTAAAGATTCAGACGGATATCAAGTCACTTGCTTCGCAGATAAAATCGTTGCAGACTGACATTCAGAAGTTTGCCACGATGAAGCAAGCTACGCAGATGCACATTGAATGTATCATCACTGACAGTACTCTTGTGATACAGGATGCCTACCGTTATATCCGGCAAGGGCTTACACCAGTCATTTTCCGACACTCGGTGCTTACAAGTCGCAAGCAGGAGGATGAAAACGGTGTGCGTGAGTATCTTCCACGGCGACGTGGCTGGAACCGCTTTTATGACGACCGAAAGATTAGTGTGAATAATGGCGACGAGATTTCTTTCCGTCTGGATAAGGAGGGCGACCCGAACAGAGGCAAGTTTTTTACTGAACCTGGTGTGTTGTTCTGCGACTGCCGTGCCGTCATCGACCCCGAAACGCAAAGGCTTTCAGAAGTCCGCATTTACTTTGGCAAACGCTCATTTAACATTCTCGGCATCAACCGCCATTTCCGCTTCGCCATCGGCTTTTACAAGAAGTCCAAAGATTACGGTCCGTTCCAGTTCGGAGAACTCCGAACTAACCTCGCTGAGTTCAGGGTAATTGCAAGAGCTGATAGAGTTGATGGTAGCAACAATTACGAACTCACCTTCAATTTCAGTATGTAAACGAAAAGAGCCATGGTTTCTCCGCAAGGAGGCCACCACAGCTCGGATGCAAAATGGTGTTCGCGACACCACGCTGCCAAAGAGCAATGGTCCAATCGACCACAACTCAATCGCAAAGATAACCACATCATATTAACTCTCAAAAGACAATTCATTATGACAAAAGAAACTAAGGAAAACGTGCAGATTGTATCTGCCATAGCTATGCTCATCGGTGGATTCCTCCTCGCTGTTGCAGGATTCATCGTACCGCCCACCGGACAAATTCACGAGTCTGTCCTGGGTGTATTCGCAGAGTGTCTAATCTACGCCGGGTCTATCTTCGGTGTCACTATCTACATACAGACTAAGTATGCAGAACTACGCTCGTACCTCGATGACAAACTGAAACGGAAGGAGGAGAAGGATGCGCAAGATTGATCTCATTATCGTCCATTGCTCTGCCACGCCTGAAGGCAAGGACTTCACCACGGCAGACATCGACCGCTGGCACCGGCAGCGAGGCTTTGCCTCCATCGGATATCACTTCGTCATCTACCGCGACGGCTCTGTGCATCATGGCAGACCGCTCGCACAAGTGGGAGCGCACTGCCAAGGGCACAACGCCCATTCCATAGGCATCTGCTATATCGGTGGTTTGACCGCCGACGGCAAACACCCTAAGGACTCTCGCACGGAAGAGCAGAAGTCCGCATTGGTGGCACTCCTTCGCAAGCTCCGGGTGCAGTTCCCCAATGCCAAAATCCGAGGACATCGCGACTTCGCTGCCAAAGCGTGTCCATCATTCGATGCCACGGCAGAGTATGCAAACATCTAAACCCAACGATATGAAACATATCCTAATCCTTATTCTTTGTGCATTTGTACTGTCATGCAAGAGCACAAAGACAGCATCGTCCTCCAATGAAAGTGAGCGAAACGCCGTTTCGCAAGCTCAATGGCGATCCGCTCAGAATCTTTCATTCAGTTCCCTACAGAGGCTTACCGCCCTTTCATTCGATAGCTGCGTCTTCACATTCGGGGGTGTCGACACGTCGGCAACCCCTCAATGTTCCGCCATCAGCTATCCATCGGGCAAGCCCCTGTCCAATGACAAGGCAAAGCCTCCATCTTATCACGGCAAACCTTCAGCAATAAGTCACGGCAAACCGTCCTCTCTCAGGCTCTACGGACTTCACCTTTCCCAAGAGGAAAAGGAGGAGTCCGCAGCTGCACAGCAGGTGGAAGACAGCATCGCAATAGCGAAGCAGTCTTCATCCGACAAGTCGCAGGAAATCATCAAGTCAAGGTCTTCAGTTCCCTTCACGGCAAAGCTCTCTATTGCCGTCCTGATGATGATAACGGCAGTAGCCGTCATTTTCTTTATCCGTCACTATCTCGCCGGCAGACGACGACATTTCGGTCACAGGCTCCCGAATTCATTACCAGGCAGCTCCGGCGGTGCATTGTTCGGTGGCGAGGACAAGCCATTGCATGGCTAAGTGAAATTGTGGGGTGTTCCATTGCGTTCCGTCGCTTTGAGCTTCTGTTGCAAAATAAGTATGCCACTTCCCTGATCCGTACCATGTCTCTTTTTCTCGGATGTGAGGAGGACAAATCGCCTGAAGTCGAATAGTCCTCCATACATTCGAGAAAAGTGCAAGCACACAAGTCACGGTACGGGGTAAGCAACATACACATTTCTCCACGGCAGCCCAAAGCCCCTCCACTTCATTACACGCCCCACAATTTCACGGCTACGCCAGTCCTCGCCACCGAACAATGCACCACCTACGCACATGATTGACGCATCACCCAGCCAAGCAACGCTTGCAGCGAGCTTGTCTGACCTCCTCGTCAATCATCAACACGCAAGCGTCATCTGTCTTCCACGTCATTTCATTCCGTCATTCTTCTCCACATCTGCGATGTCATTCTGTTTTTTAGCACATCAAAGATGTCTATCTATCATCATAAAAGTTGAAAAGTGTTGCACACCCTTCACCTTTCTTAATAGGTACGGACACACGCTCCATTGCATTGCGCATAAGTCCGTGCAGCTGCGCTCTATTGTCTATCATCTCGCTTCGCTCAATCTTCTCTTCTTCAGCCGAAAGGCAGTGGCTCTCCACTCCCGTAGCCGTCCGTTATGTGCCCCATCCTTTCGTCCACTGTTGCGAAAGGATATTGCGCTACATTCCATTACGTTATCATTCCGGAGTTTCTCTATGACTCTGCGAGCCATGGAGAAGTCCTACATTACCACTTCATTACATTCCACTTCATATCCATTCGCTTCGGGTAAGGCAGTGCCTTCTGTTTCCTATAAGGCGATGCCTTCATGGTTTGGTAAAGCTGCGCTTTCTATTATCTATCAATGCGAGAAAGCCGTCTGACTTATGGCAATCAAGATTGCTATAAGTCTGACAGCACTCTCGCTTATTCAAATAGGTATGGCAGAGGTATGGGATAGAAAAGGTAGTGCGCCTATTGTCGGGCAAGACCGACAGGCGCATTACCTTTTTATCCCTCACCACTGCCGCATTACCGCCCGATGGGTCGGGCGTGGCGTGGTGGCTCGCTTGGTGTGGTGGGCGGTGGTTCAGTAGCACGAAAGAGCGCAGTATGAAGCCGAAACCTTCGTTTTTTCTCGCATATATTGCACATCCGCAAGCCATTGATGCCCATTCGATACCCAATAGCCTTTCGTGGTACGGCAAGACCCTCGGTTTGCTCGGCTTGGAGGCTTAAAGTGCCAAAAATAGAGCGTTTGACGCATCCGAAACCCTATATCGTGCCGAAACCCTATACTTTGCCGAAACCTTTTGCTTATTTCAGCCTTATTTGCTCATTCCGAAACCCTCGTTTTTCGTGGAACTTGGAGCGGTTGTGCATCAGCGTGAAACCTCGGTTCGCTTTCGTCATCAGCGAAACTTGCAAGCCTTTTTCGTCACTTTCTGCCTTTTCGCCTTTTAGCGCAACTAAGGCGGTTTTGCGTGTGTGAGAAACCGAATATTAACATTTGTTTACATATTCCGCAAAGGTCGGGCGGTCGTAGCCGTCAGCAAGGACAGGGCGGTCGGGGGGTCTTTATCAAGACGGGTTAAGGGAAAATCCCTTAACAATCCCTTAACGGCTTGATACACAAGCCTTTCGTTTTTCTATCGCTTAAATTTCGTCGGTTTTTGTCGGCGCCAGCGTGCCTAAATCGGGCGAAACTGCCTTATTTCTCGTCTTTTGAGTGGTGTTTGAGCGGTGCTATTTTTGCGTATCATTAAACCAATAAAATTGAAAGACGTATGTCGAATATAAACACCAATGCGACCGTTACGCTCACTGTAAACGGAAAACAGGCGGAAGATATGCTCCTGAAACTGAAATCTCAGGCTGCAAACCTCGAAAAAGCCATTGAAAAAGCGGCAGCAGCAGGAAACAAACAGCAGCTCACGAAGCTAAAGCGTGAACTGAAGGAAACCAATCGCCAAATCTCGCAGATTGAAAATGCAGCGAAAGGGGTCGAGCATGTTTTGCAACGACTCGATGAAACTTCGCCAAAGGAACTGAACCGCACATTGTCACAGCTGAAGCGTAACCTTAATGGGCTTGAACGGGGAAGCGAAGAGTGGAACAGACAATGTGAGGCTATCAAGCGTGTAAAGGCGGAGATTGCCAAGGTGAACTCGCAACTGCGAGAGAATGAGAGTCTGTGGGAACGGATGAACCGAAAGCTGAACGACTGGCAAACAGCTCTTGCCGGCATTGCTGCTGCCATTACGGGTATCATCATGGCAGGACGCTCGGCGGTGAACGCTTTTGCGGATATGGACCAGGAGATGGCGAATGTGCGCAAGTTTACCGGAATGAACGCTTCGAAGGTGGAGCAACTGAATGAGGACTTCCAGAAGATTGACACCAGAACGGGGCGTGAGGAATTGAATAAGTTGGCGCAGGAAGCTGGAAGATTGGGCAAAACTTCGCAGGAGGATGTCTTGGGCTTCGTGAAAGCTGCCGACCAAATCAATGTGGCTTTGGACGACCTCGGTGATGGGGCTACGCTGACTCTTTCAAAATTGACAAACATCTTCGGTGACGAGGAACGCCTCGGCACGGAGAAGGCACTGCTTGCCGTGGGTTCCGTTATTAATGAGTTGTCGCAGAACTGCACGGCTTCGGCTCCTTATCTCGCAAACTTCACACAGCGCATGGCTGGCGTAGGTGCCCAGGCGAAGATGACTATCCCGGAAATCATGGGCTTCGCTGCAGTGCTGGATAGTCAGGGACAGGCGGTGGAGATGTCGGCAACTGCTGTTTCAAAAGTCATTATGGATATGTTCAAGGAGAACGACAAGATAATAAAGGCTACGGGACTTAATGCTAAAGAGTTCAACGAAACGCTGAAGAAGAGCACTAACGAGGGACTGCTGATGTTGCTGGATCGTCTTCACGAATTGGGCAACATCGACGTACTGGCTCCAGTCTTCAAGGATATGGGCGAGAATGGTGCTCGAGCTGCGCAGGTGATTTCAGCTCTTGCTGGCAACCTCGATATGGTGCGTTGGGAGCAGGAGGAAGCTACTAAGGCGTTTGCGGAGGGTACATCTGTCACAAATGAGTTCAATGTGCAGAATACTACGGTGCAAGCAGGACTTGACAAGGCTCGCAATGGTGTGACGGAGATGGCGGTGGCACTCGGTGAGCAGCTGCAGCCGATAATGAAGCATGTCATCTCTTCCACCACGTTGTTGTTGAAGTTCATGTCTACTTCTATCACATTCATAAAGGAGAACGCTTTTACTTTGGCTTCGCTGACAGCAGCTTTCATTGCCTATAAGATTGCGGTGAACGCTTCTAACATCGCTTTCAAGGCGCATTATGCGTGGCTCGTTATTTCCAAGGCTGCGACTACGGCATACAAGACTACGGTCGCCACATTGCACGCAGCGCACTTGCTTCTGCAGATGGGACTTGCCAAATTGCAGGGCAACTGGGTACGTCAGTCATGGCTGATGTCGGACCTCAAAAATCAGGGTGCCCTTCTCGCATCGGGCTATGGCGTGATAGCAGCCGGAGCCATTGCTCTCGGTGCGGTTCTTTATAAGCTATACAAGAAGATGACGGAGGTGTCGCAAGCAGAAAAGGACTTGCAGGAGATACGCAAGCGTGGGCAAGAGGGCATCATCGACGAGAAGAACAAGATTGATGCGCTTATTGCAGTGGCTCGTGATGAAACGCAGTCGCTGAAGGACAGACACACAGCGATTGATGCGCTCAACAAGATTATTCCGAACTATAATGCCCAGTTGGATGATACTACGGGCAAGTATAAGGAGAACAAGAAGGCTCTTGATGATTACTTGAAGTCGTTGACTCGCAAGTATGAGATTGAGGGTGCTAAGGATAAGTTGCGTGATATCGGAAAGCAGCGTGTCGACCTTAATTTGGAAAAGCAGAGGCAGGAGCGTGTCGTTGCCATGGATGAGATGGAGGCAAGGACGGAAACGGTTATGCCTGGTCAGGAGGGAAAGGTGGTGCAGTTGGGTGTCAACTCGTTGCGTGCCTCGAACAGACGTGCACTTGCCAAGACGAAGGAGGACCTGGCGGAGCTTGACCAGCGTGAGGCGAATATCTTAGGCATATATGGCGAAGACATCAAGAAGGAGGCACTCAATGACGCGAAGAAAGAACAGAAGCAGGAACAGCAGACGCAGAACCCTCCATACACGCCTCCTAAGACGGACAAGAAGACGAAGACAGAGGATGTGCTGAAACCGCAGAAGGACTGGAAGACCAGGGAGCAAGCTCTCAACCGCATTGCGTATGCCAAAGGTGAGAAGGACTTTGAGGAGTACACGAACCGCATGACAGAGATTGATATGGAGTACAATCAGAAAGTTATGGCTAATGGCAAAGCTACGAGTGAACAGAAACTGGAAGCGGAAGCAGCATACTATGAGGCAAAGAAAAAACTCGCTGATGATAAGAACACGCAATCGGCGAAGCAGGAGAACGAATACTATAATGAACTTGTTGCTACGGAGAAGCAGCGGTACATTGATGGAAAGGTGGATCAAAAAACGTTTGATGACGCGCTTGAACTCATGGAGTTGGAGCATCTGCGCCGTTTGACAAAGGTCTACACGGATGGTTCTAAGGAACAGCTGCAAGCGCAGAAGAATTATCAGAATAAGCTCGTTGAAAACCAAAAGCGTAATCAGAAGACCATAGAGGACAACGAAAAGAAGCACCAGAAGGAGCTTGCCAAAATCAAAGAGGACTACTTCGGGGATAACAAGTCGGAGAAGAAGGAGAAGTATGATAAGGACTCTTCCGCTTTGGATGAAGTATATGCCCAAGAGATAAAAGCTGCTGGCGACGATGCAAAAGAGAAGTTGCGCATCGAGGAAGCGTATCAAAAGGCAAAGGTGGCACTGGCGAAGAAGTACGGCCAGGAGTATAACGACACGAGCAAGAACTTCCTGCAGAACATGACGGAGGACATCACGGAGTGGCTGAACTCGGACCTCGGACAGGCGGTGCAGGGTTCTTTCGACACGCTGACATCGGGCATGTCTTCAATATTTTCGGGCATGACTTCGCTCATTCAGGCGGAACTGGAGATACAGACTGCTGCCATCGAGAAGCGGTATGACAAGGAGATATCGCAAGCGGAGGGCAACAACTACAAGGTGAAGAAGCTCGAAGAACAGAAGCAGAAGGAGCTGGCAAAGAAAAAGAACGAGGCGAACAAAAAGATGTTTGCCATGCAGGTCATTCAAGCGGTGGCGCAGACGGCACAGAACGCCATCTCGGCGTATGGCTCGGCAGCGGCAATTCCGCTTGTGGGTTATATCCTGGCACCAGTGGCTGCTGCAATGGCGGTGGCAGCTGGAGCTATTCAGATTGCTGCAATCAAAAAGCAGCAGCAAGCAAGTGAAAGCCAGGGCTATGCCAAAGGTGGCTTCACACCTAATGGCAGTAAATATGAGGAGGTGGGCGTGGTTCATGCCGGGGAATGGGTGGCGTCGCAGGAGATGCTTGCCAACCCGGTTGCGCGTCCCATCATCAACGCCCTGGACTATGCGCAGCGGACTAACACCATCGGATCCTTACGAGCCGATGATGTGAGTCGGACTATTGCGCCTGTTGCATATAGCACGCCACAGCAGCAACAGCCTATCATCGTGCAGCAGCAGTCGGACGGACTGGCTACGGCTGCAATCGTGCAGAACACAAAGGCTATGCAGAGTTATGCTGATACGATGAAGCAGTTGGAGAAGCGATTGAGCGAGCCTTTCGTCACGGTGAACACGGTCACGGGTGACACTGGCATAAAGCAAGCGCAGGACGAGTATGACACACTAATCCGTAACAAGACACCAAAGAGTAGGAGAAAGTGAGTAACCTCTGGTTAATGGTGAACCTCGCCAATTGTCATTACATACATAGCAATAAATAAGAATATTAGGAGCAAAATCCATGTGGCAAGCGATATGTATGATAAAGTGGCAAGTGTTCGTCTTGCAGACTTACCTTTCACATATCTACTTAAAATATACAGTACGACACTACTTGCAATAAGAAATATGAGCAAGTGTGGAAAATCGAAATTCCAATAGTCAATAAAGACAAGACTTGCAACAAAAAGTGTCAAACTTGCGAATATTATAATTAGTGTATGTTTCATTTTGCAAAAGTAATAAAAATGGAAATAATAATCAATGGCAAACAAGCTTTTTTGAAGAAGAACACTTCGTTTGACTTCATCTTCGAGAACCGTCTGTTTACGGGTAGCGACAGCTACACCTTGACAATTACGTTTCCACTAAAGGGATGCGCCCGAAATATAGCCATCTTCGGGCACATCCACAGAGCGGATGTTATCAAGTCAAAGGTGGTGTTTGACTGCGACATACGTGACGGTGTCTTCCTGAAGTCTGGCTCCATCACTATCACGGAGATTTCTGACGTGGAGGTGAAGACGCAATTCCTGGAGGGACGCAGTGAGCAGAACTTTAACGAAACGTTTGACGATATCTATCTCAATGAAATGGATTTGGGATATCCTACCAAGCGCGATAATCTTATAGCAGCAGAAGCGTTCAAACCATATCCAACGAACAACTGGGTGCCGTTGCCGTGGGTAAACAACTATTCCGGCAATCTGCAAAATGCTGTTACTACATCTGTCCATTTCATCACTGGCTTCGAGAATGTCAAAAGTACTCTTTCGTTCCAGCCATACTTATTGTATATCTTGAAGCGTATTTGTTCGCAATTGGGGTATGAGGCGAACTTTGCTGAACTGGAGCAATCGCAATATAAATATCTCTTGATTTGCAATACGCTTCCGGCTGCATGGGCTGCGTGGAACTTTGCCATTGCATTGCCTCATTGGACATTGAACGAGTTTTTTGAGCATCTTGAAAACTTCCTTTTCGGAGATTTTGATATCAACCATAAGGCTAAGCGCATCGAGTTTCATTTCTCTAATAGTCTGGCAAAATCGGCAGGAGAGGTAATCTTAAACAAGGTCGTGGACTCTTACACAACAGAGGTGTCGCAAGAAGATGAAAGCAAGTACATCGCTTCGGCTAACTTGAAATACGCTGATAATGATGCGCTTCTGTGGTCATATTACTCATGCGACTGGTTTATAAGAGCCAACAAGTCAAAGGCTTTGGTCTATGATACATTTCGGGAATTGATTGACAAGGCAATGACGTTGAAGATTAGCGGTTATTACAAGTCTACGGGGCATAGCGGACATGGATACAGCGAGTCTTTCAGCCGTGGCTATCCAGTTGGAAGTGACGGAAACAGACTGTTTTATTGCAAGGAGATTGATACCTATTTTATAATGTACTGCTACAAATCAGAATTAGTCAGCAAGCATAATGGCATGAAGTGGTACAAGTATTATAACCGTCTGATGCCTGTAAATCAGTTCGGAGATTATTTTGTTGATAATGATGCTGACGATATTGAACTGAAAATCGTTCCTGCATGGATAGAGGGTACTGACGACAAGTATGGCAATTGTATGTTTCTCGACTGCGGAGAGTTGGGCAGTAGAGAAACATGGACTATATCGGAAGATGGTACAGGCTCTTCTGGCTCTGCATCTTCTGGCATCTACATAGGACAAAGACCGAACAATGAAGGGCAATTATCATCGGTACGCTATCACGATGATGTCGACTATGATGCAGGAGACTTGGCACAAGGCACTGCAAGCTATGTGATTGGCAAAGGAGAAACCGAGAAGTCATCTGCATATTTTGATGTTATATATGTCGGCTTTTGGAGTGGACATTATCTTTTCGGCGGTAATCAGCCACATCCTATAATAGATAAGGTAGAGGTTACTGACTCGTTTGGGTATAACAGAACTCAATTCACCTTGCGATTGAAAGACGGCATAGCCAATTCTATGCGCTTGTCAATGCACAAGATTGATGGAAAGCAGAAGTTCCATTTCTCTTTCCTTTCTGACACAATACCCAATCCTCGTGCATTATTCTACATACGTGGACAGAGGTATATATGCGAAAAAATAACTGCCACCTTCCATGAGTCGGGAAAGTCGCAGTTACTAAAGGGAATATTCTATCGTGTCTTAGCTGATTGAACGCTGCAGGGCTGTGGCATGGCGCTCGATGGTGGTGCGCAGCACCTTGGCGTAAATCTGTGTGGTCTTGATGTCCTGGTGCCCAAGCATACGAGCCACATTCTCTATAGGCACATCGTGAGCCAATGCCATCGTAGCGAAGGAGTGGCGAGCCACGTGGAAAGTCAACTTCTGCCTGAAGTGCAGCTCCATCTGTATCACATGAAGGTAGTCGTTGGCTTTCTGGTTGCTTATCTTAGGCAGTTGGTAGTCGTACTTCTCAAGCACCTTCATCGCAGGAGAGAGGATAGGCGTGAAGAACTTCGTATCGGTCTTGATACGGCTACCATCGATGTAGTACATCTTGCCTTCCTTCTTCGTCATGCTCTCGAAGTCGAAGGTCTGTGTGTCGCAGAACGACAGACCGGTGTAGGCAGCGAAGATGAAGAGGTCACGCACCCTGGCAAGTTTGCCATCGAACTTGTAGTTGCGCATGAGCTTCAGTTCAAGTTCGGTGAGCGGTTCACGTTCACGGCACTTGCCTCGCTTCAACGTCACCACTTGATAAGGATCCTGTGGGATTTCGCCCATCTGATAAAGTTGGCGAACCCACTTGTGGATTTTCTTGTGGTAGCCGTAACATGTCACATCGGTACGGGTGCCATCATGCAGCCAGTTGTCAAAGGCGATGATGTTTTTCGGAGTCAAGTCGCCATAGGTGTTGAGTTTACCGAATGTGCGCACGGTTTCAATGGCACAAATCTTGTGCTTGCGTGTACCTTCGCGCAAATCTTCTGCATCGAGAGCCAGTTCCATATAAGTAAGGAAACTCTTCTTTGAGTTGTCCGGCTCCTTGGTTTTCTCCTCTTCCTTTTTCTGCATGACCTCCTCGCCATAGAAGTGAAGATTGAAATTGTCCATGGTCATTTCCTCGTCAAGGACATCCATAGCCGTGACAATCTTCTTACACTTGCGGAACAGCTGCGTCACCTCTTCTGATGCAGCCAATGTTTCCCACTCGTCTGGTGAAGCCATGCCCATAGGGAAGTACTTACGCTCGTTTCTTCCCAGATACACTCTCACCTCCACATAACCTTTACCACGTTTAGCAGCAAGTTTTCTTCTGTCATAAATGACGTCAACAAATTGTTTTTCCAT